CTCCATATACCCAGATACAAAAGGGAGTACAACGGTTACCCGTAGTCCCCCCTGCTTTCCAAGCGTATCTATAGCCCGCTGTAAACGTCCCTTATTAACACTATACATTGCGGGGGCCGGTCTCTTACTTATGGCAAATTGGATGTCAAATTTACCACTCTCGTCTTGCAGGTCCATCACACGCTGGGCAAATTGTGGGTCTGATAATAGGTGCTCAAAATTATACACTTCAGTAAGAGTATGCACTTTCTCCATCCATACTGTTAGATCCTCAGCCAGATTCTCCGTATTGGGGGCAGTTTCTCCCCCAAATACCTTGAACTTTACCCAGGACCATAATTCCTTAATACATTTAAAGTGTGAGTCTAAAAACTTCTTGACGTTGAAGCCTGTTCTAAAGTATTCCTTTGTTTCTTTAAGTAATCCGTCATATATATTGGAGCCCTTTAACACCACAGCAGATACACCCAGAGTGGCCAGGATGCCAGAGATAACCAAGCTAGTCCATCCGCGCGATAGTTCGTCTTCCTCATCACCATCTGCCATTGCTGTCGTACTAAAATACTCAACTATGTGAGAAGCCACAAGCCTACAAGCCCCCATTTCCGACAAGAGGGCTACAATATTCAGAAGTGTTTGATAGATGCTATTAGACTGCCAGACATTTATGATAAAGGTCCCATACCGTAAAGATTGCTCCATTAAGGCGACACTAGCCTCGGCTGGAGTGGAGAATTTTTCGTAGATATAATTAAAATTTTCAGACGCCTTGCCAATACTCTCAAAAGCCTCAAAAGCACGCTCAAACTTTTGTTTATCCATGTTCGAGTCCTCCACGTTCTTTACAAATTCAGACACGGTTCTAACTGAATCAGTAAGATCAACCACTATTCTCTTCTTTTCCTCATACCTTCGCCAAAACTCGTCAACGGTATCCCTAGGCATCCTACGCACCGTTCTTAAGTAGGATGACACTTTATTATATAATCTCCTCGTCATACCAGCCCGACCCATTTCCTCTTGTTCCTCCGTAGTGAAGTACTCCGACTCTGGGTCGGGCTGGTGACCGCCAGGAGGATCACTCGAAGGTCCTGCTTCCGGTCTGCTGAACACAGGCCCAGGGTTTGACTCCACATCACCATCTTTAGTTAAGTCTCGGACAGGATCTGGGCGGATAACTATTCCAGTAGGAGACACGTAAGCGCGAGGTTGTGAAAATACTCGGGTGTGTGGGCTCTTAAGCCCCTCTATACCACGCGTTCCGGCAGGACTGCTACGACCCCCGATCAGATTTACGCCGGGAATGAACACATTGTTGTATGAAGGGAAACCTTGGAAAATATAAAAGTTCCCTCCATCCCCCATAGCCCTACGCACACGCATGGTTAATCCAAAGGTAGTTATATTCCTACTTGGTGAAATTGTGAAATCCAATTGATAATTGAAATCTGACTTGCAATACCTGAAGGA